GATTTTTCTGAGGATGCCTTTCTTTTCTGGCGGTTTTGTTTCCATTTGTTTATCTTGCCTTGTAAGAACTTTTGTATTTTATCTTTCAACGCATTGATTACAGGTTGTGTAACAGTCGCAGCTGCTACAGCAGTTACAGCAGTAACCGATGCAGCGACTAGGACTTCTTGCGATGGTAAAGTAATACTAGGTAAGGGTGGAAAGTGTATTTTTGGTGGTGGGTTTTCTTCTGTTTGTACCTCTTTTGTACCTTCGGGTCTTCGTAAATCGCTCGGAGGTACGACCAAAGGTTGATATGAGGGAACATCTGCTGTAGGGAGAGGTATTGAAGGGGTTTTTAGTTGTACTGCATCTGGCAGTACTATGGTGGGCAACTCCATTAGGTCTTCATTATGTAACAAAGAGCATAATATGGAGGTCTGTTTTCATGTGCATTTCCACTACCTTTTGATGTTGTAGCTACAGCACCTTGAGCATTATTATTACCAGATGCGTAAATAGAACCATAAGGGCCACTACTATCTGTAGCTAGGTAAACGTGGTGAACGTGTGCTGGCATCTGTGCTTCTGTAAGACTTACTGTTTCTGAACCACCTGTATTTCCAACTGCGTAGCTGCCGCTTGCGGCTGCACCAACAACAAATTTACCTTCTAAATTAGGTGTACTATTATTTCCATCACATAAAACATAGCCAGTAGGTATAGCATTTGCTGCACCAGACCACATAATAATAGCTCCTGTCGGTACACCCCCTGATATTGATACTGTTTCAAATGTAGGATCTGCTCCGTTGTTTGCACGTAGAAACTTACCATCGTTAGATGATGTTCCGTGTGGTAGTTTAGCTAGGGTTACAGCTTGATCTGCTATGTGTTCAGTTCCTACAGCGTTATCAGCTATTCTTGAACCTGTTACGCAATCATCCCCAAGTTTTGAGTTGGTTACAGCACTGTTAGCTATCTTAGCTGTAGTAACTGCATCAGCAGCTAATTTACCATTTGTAACTGACCCGTCTACAATATTGTTAGTAGATATTTGGAATCCAGTACCAGATGCAATATGCTCTGTGTCTAACGCACCAGCAGCTATATGCTCAGAATCTACAACATCGTCAGCTATCTTAGCAGAAGTAACTGAGTCAGCTGCTAGTTTAGCTGTGGTTACACCACCGTCTACTAACGCACCTGTAATATATAGTATACCACCCATAGAACCGTGTGAGGTACATTGGTAGTATAACACGTCTGGAGCTGCATGCGGTACTTCAAATATTATTGTAGACCCACCAGCTCCTCCATTATTTGTGACTCCTGTGTTGTACTCTGTACCAGCCGAGCCGTTGACTGTTGTTTGTATACGAAACGGATGTGCTCCAGAAGAGTTACCGTTTACAAATCTGTATGTTTTACCACGTGTCAGATACAAGGTAGGGTCATTGACCGCCCCGGTCAAGCCCTCTCCTGTAAATGTATAGTGGTTACTGCCGTCTGCTCCTAGCGTGTAGGTACGATCAAGAGCATCGGCGTGTAGTTTAGCAGCTGTAATTTGAGCGTCTGCTATATCAGCTGTTTGCACCTGACCGTCTTGAATACCACCGGTGCTTACTTGTGTTAATGCCATTATCCTGAGATCTCCTGTGCTGTAATCCAACTAAGTCCACGTTCATTGTCTATTGCATCGTTAGTATTTCTAGCTTGATTGTAGAAAAAAGTTTTTGAAGAAGCTTGTGTGCAATTTATTTGAAAAGTATAAGTAATTGCAGAGGTTGTGCTTGGACTGTCCAATAAACCAGCAAAATTTATTACAGTTGGCGTAGAATCAGCATTAGAGGAATAAAAACCTGAAGGAGCGACTGATATACCCAAAGGCCTGTTTCCAGCACTTGCTGCTTGAATAGCAGTGGTTGAGCCTCCTGATATTGCTCTATTTATACGCCATATAAGGAAGTAATCATCAAAATTACCCTCTCCCATAACATGACCCATAAGTAATATTTTACTAGATGTAGCAGAAGGCGTAATTGTTACAGCAAATGGCGTGTCATAATATGTATTTGCAGACGACATAGAGATTGTTCCTGTGCTTTCTCTGACAGAATCAGAAACACTTACAACTTGAAGAATTTTACCACCTTGATCTGCACCAAAACTTAGAGTACCTGACCCATTAGTTTTTAATACTTGACCGTTTGTACCATCTGCTGTAGGTAATGTAAACTCAGCTGCACCGTTTGCAGTATGTTGTATTTTGTTTGTTTGTATTTTACTCATTATACTGATCCTATAGCTTTTATTCCAACACTGGGTTTACGAAATTGATTATTTTCAAATGAACCATCAGAAGCTCTAAAACCCTCACGCATGTAATGTATGGTTCCAGAATAACTACTTGACCATTGCCTAAATTGTACTTTGATTGTTTTTGCACTATTCCAACTTGACACTTGTCCAATACTTGCGTCAGCAGATGATTCAATCCTAAAACCATGTTGAAAATGAACAAGTGACATACCATAGTTTTGAGTTCTAACTGAAAAGGGCATAGCGTTTACACTAACACCATCTAAAAAAGGTTGAAATCCTAAAATAGTGCTATTACTGTTATAACCGTATTGAAAAGCATATGTATATATTACAAGTTTTGTACCGCTTGGTGGCTGATAACTAATTTCAGAACCAGCACAATCAACGAGAGAATCACTAGAAGTTTGGTGAGTAGTCACATTTTGAATCGCAACTGAACCATTAGCCATACCAGTAACTGCTGTGCCGTTGCAAGGTACAAAAAACTCTTCTAGCACTTGCATGCTGTTTGAATTACCAGCTGATGGCTGTGCTACAAAACTTAAGTTACCAGAACCGTCTGTTTTAATAACTTGTCCAGCCGTACCGTCAGCTACAGGTAACTTAAAGTTTATATCTGCGTTACCTGTTGTAGAAGCTGGTGCATCTAGAGAAACTGAACCAGCTGTTGAACCATTTAATTTTATTGTCATGCTGCTACCTCCATTAAAGTAATAGTGCTTTTTGCTCCAGCTGCTTGAGTTCTTATTGCATTAGCATTTGCACCATTATAAGATCTTGCATAAACTTTGTATGTCGCTGCACTTGTTGTACTGATACCTGTATCTAAAAACTCGATAGTTTTGTGTGCTCTAGTTTCTACTATACTGGTGTTATCATAAGCATAAACATCATAAGGGTCATCAGACTCATAGAGAGTTGTTTCTGTACCACCAACTGTTCTCGTTAATTTAAAACCCATACCAACATCTTGTCCATTACTAGCACTGTAAAGATCGTATTGTATAACTGCGGACACAAATACATTATTTGATGTCGAACTTGGAGTAATATCATCTGTAAGCCCAGTAAAAATATTACTACCGGAATTTTTATGTTCTACGGCAGTTGTAGTTGAAGCATGTTGAATTTGAAGAACTTTACCAGTTGTTATTGAAGATTTAGCATCTGTTACCGCATTGTTTGCTAGCATATCGGTATCTACTATACCGTTTGGTAAACCACCAACATTTATACCTGTGATAGTACCATCTCCATTTATTTGTATTGCCATATTAAACTATTGTATATGTACTACCCGAAGGTATTGTCAATGTTGCACCACTTGCTACCGTGATCGGCCCTGCACTCATAGCGTTCTTGTTTGTGGTTATTGTGTAGTTGTTAGATATAGTCTGTGAGTTTTCATAGATACATCCGTCAGCTACTGTTGATGCTACACCTGTAAGATTACTACCGTCACCTGTATAGGATGTCGCACCTAGAGCTCCTGTTGCAGAGTTAAAGGTTAGATTACTACCAGTCTTTGGTGCTTGATCGCCTGTAGCTGCTGTAACAAATACAGGAAAACAAGTTGTGTCTGATGACTCATCTGCTACTGGTATAGTAGAGGTGTTGATAGAGTTTGTAGATGCCGCTGTAATACGTCCCTGATCGTCTACAGTAATCGCTGGGATGGCTGTGGCAGAACCATAGCTACCAGCAGTTACAGACGTGTTAGCGAGCTTGTCAGCAGTCACTGCGTCGTCTGCAATTTTAGCTGTAGTTACGTTTGAGTTAAGAATCATAGCTGTTCGTACAGCATCATCTTTTATATGCTCTTCACCTATTACATCGTCTGCAATTTTACCAGCAGTTACTGCATCACTTGCAAGTTTAGCTGTTGTAACTGCACCGTCAGTTATTTTATCTGTAGTAACATTAGCGTCTACAATCTTTGCAGTTGTAACTGACCCGTTCTGTAGTATTGCTGTTGTAACTGTGTTGTTACTTGGTGTACCAATACTTACTGTTGACCCGAGCGTGATGATGAAGAAATCAGCACCAGTAGAAGGAGCGGCAGAAAATATAATGTCCCCACCGTCCATAGCAAAGCCCTCGCTGGGTTGACTGGTTCCGCTATTAGGTTTCTGAATGACTCCATTGATGCTAACAATATGTTGCTGTGCAAAGCTGCCTGCGTTGCTAAGAGTAAATCTATAGGCTGAACCATTAAATGTTGCACTTCCTCCTCCTGTGCTAGATGAACTAGATAATGTGTTTATGAAAAAGTTACCAACTGATTGGGTTACTTCCCATGCACCTGTAGCACCATTATATACATTTAGTTTTCCTGTGCTAGTATTAAAAAACAAATCACCAGCATCATTATTACTTGTAGGATTCGACGAGCCAACTCTATATCTTTCGTTGAAATCATTGATGTCTCCACTAAGACCAACTAGGTCACTTTCTGGTAGTGTAGCTTTGTGATAGTTGTATGTCTGACTAGAGCCAGTAGATGTCACAATAAAACGTACACCTGTAGCTATAGTAGAACTATGAAAGTTAGAAGGTATGTTGTTTATTGTAACAGTTGTACCATTAAGTGTCCGACCTGTTGTACTAACACCACTGCTGTTTACAACTATGCCAGCTGCGTCTGCTATACTGATAGCGACACCAGATGCTGGTTGTGTGTTAGGAAATGACACCTCGTTAGCTATAGCCTCAAAACCACCAAATGGTTCTAGCTGTGCAGCTACATAGTCAACAATAGCACCAGAGGTTGGGAACTTAGTATCATCATCTGTAATTGTAGTCTGCTTTGCCATACCATCAATCTGGTTGAGGTCGGCTATATCTGCTGTAAGAGCTGTACTGTCAGCAAGTTTTGATGCTGTGCCAGCCTGCATGCCTGCAAGAGTCTTGAGTTCTGCATCTGCAATCTTAGCTGTAGTTACTGCATCTGCTGCAATATCAGCTGTAGCGATTGTAAGATCTACAATGTTAGCACTAGCAACTGTTATATCTGTAGGTAATGTGCCTCCAGCTAACTTTGCCATTGTCACAGCATTGTCAGCTATCTTGGCTGTTGTTACGTTAGCATCTGCTATCTTAGCTGTCTGGACTGAGCCAGTTGCTAACTTATCAACAGTTATATTACCATTCGCAATATGTGTAGCTAAAACTGCATTGTCAGCTATCTTAGACTGATCTATACAGTCATCTGCTAACTTACCTGTAGTTACTGCATTGTTTGCTAATTTAGCTGTTGTAACATTTGCGTCTGCTATCTTAGCGGTTGTTACATTGCTATCAGCTATTTTAGCTGTCGTAACTGCTGCGTCTTTTATACGACTTGTTATAACTGTTTGATTTTGTTCTTCTTGTGCAGCAAACAGTAACTGCTCATGGTTGGCGTTAAGGTCAGCCGCCTTAACTGATGACCCTGCCGTGTATGTAGCCTTTGCACTATCTACGTCTGTATCACGAAAAATACGTATAGCTGCTGGGCTAGCTGGTATGTTGCCTGATGTAAATACTACTACCCCACCACCTGTAGTAGTGTAGCCTGTAATATTGTAGTGTGTGCCTGATGATTTGATGACACCATCTACTTCAACTTTTACGTCAGACTCTTGTATAGAAGGGAAAGAAAACGACTTGGATGCCGCTCCATCCCCAGTATAATCTATGAATGTTGTTGCCATTATTTGTACATATTGAGGATGTTTGTTGTATCTCTAAGTTTTAAAACTTTATCAAGCTTTGCATCTCTTTGTTCCTTAATTAAAGCTGCGATTTCTGGGTCACGCATAATACTTGCCCATGCTCTTTTTCTAGCTTTTTGAAATAGCTGATCTATCTTACCATTATGCCAGTAATTTCTTGCATCATACTGAGCACGTTTGCCATCACGTATATCTTTGTACATCTGTTTCATGGACAGCTGTGCCTTTTCATTTTGTGATAACTTATCAAGCTGACGCTCTAAGTTTTGATCGCCTATAGCTTTCATAAAACGTGATCTAATTGTAGGATGGTCAGTTAGGTTAGTACCGTCTGGTGCATAATATGTTGATAAACGTAAGTCATAACCACTCTCAAATAGAAACTGTCTACCGGGTGTTACAGCTAAATTTAGTGGTATAGGACTAATTGAATTATATAGTCTAGTATAGAAATCATATGGCTTGATAGGCTGACCGTTAAGCATGTCGTACTTTATAGGCAAGTCTTCGCCGGGTAGCATTTCAAACAATAAGTTACGGTTACGTATAGACTGGTCAATACCAGACCCAATCTCACGCATATATGGTACAAAAAGTTTACCTAGCTCGTTACGTAAACCAGCTAAAGGTATCTGGTTGTTCATTAAGTTAGCTACAATTCTTTCAGCTTGGCCGGGTCTACCAGCAAATAAGTCAGTAAAAGATTGTAGTCCAGCTAAATATGACTTACCAGCTATAGCTTGTGCTATAACCAAGGATACTTTCTGTAGTTCTCTTTCTGTC